GTAACGATTGCGGACACGATCACAAGGAGCACGACGAAGGTGGTCTCGGAGGCGGTTATACTAGCCGACACCATAGCGCGGAGCGTAACGAGGGAGCTCTCCGAGGTGATGGTCATTGCCGACACGGCGATCAAAACCATTTCGCGCACGCTCGCGGATGCGGTGGCGGTTGTAGATTCGGTCATAAAAAGCACCACGCGGTCCATTTCGGAATCGGTCATACTTGCAGACATCCTTACTGCGTTGCGCACGACGTACGCAGTTCTTACGGAAACGATTGCGGTAGCCGACACGGCGATCAAAACCATTTCGCGCACGCTCGCGGATGCGGTGGCGGTTGTAGATTCGGTCATAAAAAGCACCACGCGGTCCATTTCGGAATCGGTCATACTTGCAGACATCCTTACTGCGTTGCGCACGACGTACGCAGTTCTTACGGAAACGATTGCGGTAGCCGACACGGTTGTAAAGAGCACGACGAAGGTGGTCTCGGAGGCGGTTATACTAGCCGACACCATAGCGCGGAGCGTAACCCGAATCTTCTCCGAGGCGCTCGCGCTCGCGGACACGGCGCTCCGGACTGTGCAAAGAACCCTCACGGAAGCGATCACCATCGCGGACGCCATAACGAGATCGGTGACGGTGGTACTGACCCAGCAGATCACGCTCGCCGAAGTTTTCACGACCGCGCGCGGACGCGCAACGTCCATAGGAAACTTCATAATAAGGTCGACCTACGGCGCCATGCGGACGCTGTATGAGAAGGGGCGCACATTCACCCTTAGAAACAACTGACATGACTAAAATTATAGAGGTGGTGCAGAGCGACAAGGAATACCGCATCGACTTCACTTTGAAGGATGCGAACGACGCGGCGATAGACCTGACGAGCGGGACACCCCTCGTTTTCAAGGCCCAGCTTGAGGGCGGCACCGCGCTCGCGGTTTCCGGCAACATGACTGTGGGAACCCCGACCGCCGGCATGTGCTACTACCTCGTGCAAACGGCTGACTTTGCGACGGCGGGCAGGTACTACGCCGAGGTGGAGGTCACCTTCACGAACGGCAAAGTGATCACATTCACCGACATAGTTATCCTCGTGAGGCCTCAGCTTCCGAGGACCATATAGGCACAAGGTCGAAAATTAAAACGTGCTACACTAAAAAAATGAACGAAGCAATCAAAAAACTTTCCGAAGAAGTGAAGCAGGCGATGGTAGTCGTATTCGCCTCCGCGGCGACAAAATCGCTCATTGAAGCGACGAAGGCGGCCGCCGACTCGGGCAGCTTTGAGGTCATAATCTCCACGGCCGACATAGACCGGCAGGGCGAGACAGTAAAGCAGGACGGGTGGAATCTGAAAAACTACCTGAGCAACCCCGTGGTGCTTTGGGGCCACGACTACTACAGCTTGCCGATAGGAATTACCGAGAGCATCGAGGTCGTGGACGGCAAGCTTCTCGCAAAGGGCAAGTTCGCGCCGGAGGAGGCGAACCCGTTCGCGCAACAGGTGCGGCGGCTCTACGACTTGAAAATTGTCCGCGCCACGTCCGTCGGTTTTATAGCGAGCGAGATGGAGGGCAGCATCATCACGAAGGCGGAACTCCTCGAGTTCTCCTTCGTACCCGTTCCGGCCAACCCCTACGCCCTTTCTTTGGCGCAGGCGAAGGAGCTCAAGCTCGACCTCGCCATGATAGCCACGAAGGGCCTGAAGCTCGAAGTGAAAGAAAAAGTGGTGGGCGATGAGTGCACAATGGATAACGGCGAAATAGGAACGATGCAGGACGACGGCAACGGAGGAATGGTGTGCAAGCCGAAGGCGGCAAAAGCGGAGGGCGATGCTTGCACTATGGACGACGGGAGCGAGGGAATGATGGAAATGCACGACGGCGGGATGGTATGCGTGGCGAAAGCTGCGAAGTACTTCTGCGGCGTATGCGCGCGTTACTACGCGAAAGGATCCGTATGCCTCGGCGAATTTATAAAGAACGCCGGAGACCCGCCGAACCACTTCGAGGATTGCAAGGCAGACACCAACCTGGCGAAAAAGTGGCTTGAGGCGAAGGACAAGCACTGGCTCCACGGCAAGAAGGACGCAGTCCAGATAGGCGCGATCCTCGCGCAGCTGCAGAACGTGATAGACAACGCGCTCGTGCAGGCGGCCAAGCTTATATTCGACATCATTCAAACCGAGTACGCCCAGAGCGTGGCAGGAAAGGCGGAAATAGCCGCGACGCTCAAGGCGAGCACCTCATTACACGCCATCAAAACCGAAATCGACGACCTCGAGCAGAAGCTCGCGGCCGTCGAGGGGGAGGTACGCCCCGATGGAGGCGCCCCGCAGGAAAGGTCGCAAGACAAGGGATTCATGGAGTCCATGAGGACAGTCGACGACTTCCTCGCGGCTCGCAACATCCTGAAGTCGTTTGTGAAAGCTGCGTCCGGCGCGCTTGAGAATCTCAACGAACGGGAAAGGAAAGCGCGGAAAGGACGCAGACAATAAACGAACATGACACCAGAACAACTCAAACAACTCGAGGAGAAGCTCACCAGCTCTTTCGATACGATCATGGAGGACAAGCTCAAGGCCGTCGTATCGCCCCTCGTGGCTGCCGAGACGAAAAAGATTGTGGAGCAGCTCCGCGTGGAGCGCGCGATCTTGGGGTATGACCGGACCGGACTGTCGGATAAGGCGAAGCTCGCGTTTTGCGAAGTAGCGAAGGCGGCGGCATTGCGCACCGCTATCGACACAAAAGCGAACGAAGCCCTTATCTCCGAGCAGGACAACCGCGGCGGATACCTGATTTCCACGGAAGTCGCGGCGGCGATCCAGCGGATTGCGGCATCGGTCGGCCTCATCATGTCTCAGGCGCAGAAGTGGCCCATGAAAACCGACGAGCTCGACATTCCCGCGTACACCGGATCGTTTCTTGAGGGCGCCTACCTCGGCGTTGACGCAGCGGGCTCCGACACGGCCCTGACCTTCGACCAAGCCAAACTCATCACGAAAAAGTGGCAGCTCTCGTTCGTAGTAGCGAACGACCTGATCGCGGACGCGTCGGTGAACTTGGCGGACTGGCTCCTTGCCCTCGGGGGTGAGGCGCTAGCGAACATGATCGACAAGCAGGGTTTCGTCGGCACCAGCGCTCCCTTCGTGGGGATCATCGAGGACACCGGAATTACCGCCACGCTTATCGCGAGCGGCACCGGTTTCTCGAACTACAAAGTGATCGACGACAGCTCGACCCTTATCGGATCCATCGAGGAGAGCGTGCTCAACGGGGCCGCGTTCTTCATGAACCGGACCGTATGGGCGTCGCTTCGCGTGCAGAAGGGAACGAACGAGTACATCCTCCCCTACGCAGGGGCGGCTTCGAACAACGTGCTCGCGCAATTCCCGAGGCAAGGAGGTTTGACCCCCGCAGGAGAAATCCTCGGGTATCCGGTCTTCACGACCCGCCACCTTCCCACCCTCTCCGCGACCGCGACCGCGACGAAGTTCATCATCTTCGGAAACCTCAAGGCCTACGCCTACGGCGACAAGGGCGAGCTTGGCGTGGAGGAATTCCGCAGTGGGAGCTTCGGAGGCAAGGAGATAGCGAAAGCGGACCAGCGGGGGCTTGTGTACAAGCACCGCCACGCGCTAGTGAATACTTTGTCCGCTGCGTTTGCGATTGCGAAGACGAACTAGTCGCCTTCCGGCTCTGACACTCTCCCCTCCGTGACCTCGCGGTTGGGGAGTAGCCAGAGCCGAAGGGAAAGGTCGAACCTATAAACCCATCGACAACACTATGAGCGAAGAAAACAAAGATCAGGAAGGCGGAGAGCCGACGCCTCCTGCAACACCCGATACCAAAACGCCCCCCGCCTCAGGCGAGGGCGCAGGCGAAGGCGCAGGAGCCAACGCGGGCGCCAGCGCAGGAGAAGGAGGCGCCCCCGCGGCAGCAGCAAGCGCCTAACCGACCACCGCACCGGCTCCCCCGCTATCGTGGCGCGTCCGCGCCCAAAACGTCGAACGAGGGAGGGCCTGACAAGGCCATACGGCAATTAAGTCGAAAAAACCTATGCGCAGCGTATTTGACGGGATAAAACCCGTAGTAGCAATAAACCCCTTCTCAATCACCGCCACCGGCACGCCGCTCGCCGCAAGAGTGTTTGCGGTTGACACCTTCGGGTACAACTCCTGCATGTTCGAGGTGATGACGGGGACCCCTGGGGGCACGGCAGCCTCGGTCACAGTGGCCCTCCAAGTGACGGAGAGCGCAACTTCGACCGGCACTTACACGAACGTGAGCGGAGCGACCGGCACGATTGCGGCGTACACCGGCACCGCCTCAGCGAAGCATCTCCAGATCCGCGTGGAGGATCTCGGCACGACCCGCCTCCGGTATCTGAAGCTCGTTCTGACCGTGACGGCCACGCCGTCCGACGGGCAGACGACCCCTGTGGCCGCGGTCGCGCTTCTCGGGAACGCCTTCCGAAAGCCCGTAGTGAACGCAGCCACGGCATAGCGGTTGAACTTCCGCTCTCTCGGCCCTTCCTGCGGGACCGAGGAGCGGGCGCTCAAAAAGCCCGAAAGTCGAAAGTAACACTTGTTACCATACGAACATGGCAGAAAACCCAATAACCTACGCCCTCACCACCAAGCAAAGGGTGAAGGACCGGATGAATCTAAGCGTCGCTGACCACGACACGCTCATAGACCGCATCATCGCGGCCATAACGGATTTCGTGGAGGGCGAGTGCGGCGGCCGGAGGTTCATGCGCACGACCTACACAAACGAGGTCTATACCATTTTCAATACCAACCAGAAGTACCTCGCGCTGAACCACATACCCATAGGCACCATAACCGCCGTGCAGTACCGCGCGGGCCTGCGCACAAGCCCGACGTGGACCAACTTCGCCGCGGACGATTGGGACATGCTCGAGGACGGCAAGAACGGCCTCGTGCGGGTATGGGGCATAAGCACGGGAGCGAACGCGATCCGCGTGAGCTACACGGCCGGATACCTGATCGACTTTGCCAACGCCGGAAGCCCGACCGCGCACACCCTCCCCGCCGACCTTTCCGACCTCGCGGAGCGCCTCGTGATAAAAGTTTTCAAGCGGCGCAACGACGAGGGGAAGGCGAGCGAGAGCTTCGAGGGCGGCACGGTGCAATGGAAGGATCATGTGGACGACCTCGACAAGCGGACTCTCGACCGCTATAAAAAAATTCCCCAATTCGTATGAGCCAATTTGAGCTGAAAGTAGAAAATCTTGAGCCGCTCCGGCGCGCGTTCCGCGAGTACCCGAAAATAGCCGCGCCCATTTTGCAGCGGGCGCTTTTGGCGACGCAGTTCGTTTTTCAAAAGAACACGCTGAAGGACAACCCCGTGCCGTGGCGCACCGGCAACCTCCTGCAGAGCTTCCGTTTCAAGACCGGCCAGCTGCAGGCCCGCTGGTTTCCCACGGCCCGCTACGCGCCCTTCGTTGAGTTCGGAACGCGGCCGCACGACATATACCCCGTGAACGCGCGCGCCCTCTCGTGGGTTGGCGGCGGAGGTGGCCGATACGTGACGGCGGCGTCCGGCCGCCAATACTACAAGAGGCAGGCAGGCACGCGCGTCTTTGCGATGCATGTCCGGCACCCTGGATCGAAGCCCAAGCCGTACATGAAAAAAATAGTCGAGAAGTCGGCGCAGGAAGTAAACCGACTATTCGGGCAGGCCGGCGATATGATCGCGCGCGCGATTACGGGCCAAACGAGGATCGTATAAAAACATGGCAAGCAAACTCAACACAATAAAGACGAGGATACAGACCATCCTTGAGGCCCTCGTGCGCGAGGACATCCTCCGCGACGTGCAGGTGGACGACTTCAAAAAGGCCGTATTCAACAGGGACTTCTCGAAATTTCCCGTGGCCATACTCACGACGCCCACGGTGGAGAGCGGCGCCGCGACCAACACCCAGAACCTCCGGAGCTACCTATTCGAGATCCTCGTGCTCTCGAACGCGGACGAGGTGAAGGACGCGGCGCAGATAGAGGATCTCATCGAGAACATATTGAACGAGTTCGATAACGACCCCACGCTGAAGGCGGACCAGACCACGGGCGCCGCGGACGGGGGCGTGGAGCCGTCCACGAGCGCCCCTGAGGCGTTGAGCTCCGGCGGCAACAACTACATAGCGTTCTCCGTGCTCATACGCGCGAAAGCGATTAGAGACCTCACATTCGTATGATAAAAAACAAGAGCAGAAAGCAGACGAGCAAAGAAAGGTCGGTGTCCAAAAATAAAGAATGTTAATATAAGCACATGGCAGCACAAAAAGGAATAGGGAGATTGGTACAAGTAGGCATTGCGCGCGAGACCAGCAGGGGCACCGCAGTCGCCGCCCCGACGTTTATGATCGCCTACGCGGAGCTCGACATAGACGAGAAGCAGACGCGCGTTACCGACGAGCAGAGCCGCGGCGTGATAGAGGCCAGCGTGGGCGAGAGCATCACGAAAGAATGGGTGGAAGCGACAGTCAAGGCACCGATAGGAGACGCGCACTTCCCGCTCGTGCTCTACGCGATCTGCGGGACCCTTTCATCGGTGACCGGCACGGCAACGGGCACGCCGTACAGCCACACCATAACCGTCCTTCAAAACGCCCAGCACCCGACGCTCACTATCCAGCTCGACGATCCGCTCGCCGCGCAGGACTACACGCACGCGCTCTCCGTGGTTTCCCAGCTTGAGATAGCATACGAGCGCGATACGTTCTTGAGCTACACCGCGAGCATCCGAGGCAAGAAGGGAGTGGCGGCATCGGTTACGCCGGCGACAGTAAGCGAGAACCGCTACCTGCCGCAGCACCTCACGTTCAAGTACGCGAACACGCAGGCGAACCTCACCGGCACCGCGACCACGGTCTCGATTCGCTCGGCCTCTGTTCGTATAAACCAGAACATTCAAGACGACGACGTCCTCGGGAACATAGCGCCGAACGACTTCCTCTCGAAGCAGTTTGTGATTGAGGGGGAGCTCGAGGCGATCTTCCAAAACGAGAGCGACTTCAAGACCAACTCGCTCACCGGCACCGTCCGCGCGGCGCGCTTCGACCTCGTGAACACCGCGGCGGTCATCGGCACCGGAACCACGAACCCCTCGCTCCGCATAGACCTCCACAGCGTCACCTTCCAGCCGATAACGAAGCCGATCCGGCTGAACGACATCGTCATGCAAAAGGTGGCCTTCAAGGCGCACTACAACACCACCGACAGCAAGATGGTGACGATCACCGCGGTGAACGCGACCGCCTCGTACTAGCTTCTAACAGCTTCCAGCTTCAAAGGCCGACAACATCACAAGCACCAACCCATGAGACCAACCCAAGCATTCACCACTCCCTCGGGCAAGCCGTTCGAGGTGAAGACCTTCCTGACGGCGAGGGAGCGCAACGAGCTCCGCGGCGTATTCCTCCACAAGGTGCAGGTGGACCCGACCTCCGGCGAGCGCAAGGGGGACGTGTACGCCGACAACCTTATCGACGACGGCAACCGGAAGATCATAGAGATAGCGGTGGTTTCCTTCGACGGCAGCGCGGAGAATATCCTCGGCCGTATAGAGAACGCCGAGCACCCGCAGTCGGCCGAGGACTACGACTGCATCCTCGCCGAGGCGGTGAAGATAGGAAATTTCGCGCCGGCGAAGTAGCGGAATACGAGTGGGCGAGCTACTTCGCCTCAAAGGCGTCGAGGATTTCCCCTCAGGCGGCGGCGGCCCTTCTCTGCCGCGAGATGAAGTGGACGATCGAGGAGTACGAGAGCCAGCCGTCGTGGTTCGTTGACTATCTCCTCTCAATGATCAATCAGGAGGCCGCGGCGGGCGCGCGCGCGGCGGACAGGATAAAAAAGCAATAGCATGGCCGACGCAAACTCCAACCTGAACATAGTCGTGAAGGTGCGCGACGAAGCGAGCGCGGCTTTGAGCCGCCTCTCCGGAGACGTATCGGACCTCGGGGGCTCGCTAAACTTTGCCGGCGACAAGGCCGGTATTTTGGCGGGCGCCCTCGGGGCCCTGGGCGCAGCGACATTCCTCAAAAGCGCGATAGGAGCCTTCGCCGAGGGTGAGGCGCAGATGGCGAAGTTCGACGCGATAGTGCGGACGCTCTCCCCGAACCTGCAGACCTTCCGGCACGAGATACTGGAGCTCTCCGACAAGGCCATGCTCGACTTCGGGTTCAGCAGCGAAACGGCCGCCATATCCCTCGCGCGCCTTTTCCAAGCGACGAAGGAGAGCGACTTCTCCATGCGCGCCTTCCAAGCGGCGATGGACCTCGCGCGTTTCAAGGGTATAGGGCTCGAGGAGGCCACGCAGGCGCTCATACTCTCGTTTCAAGGCGCCCCGAAGCTCCTGAAACAATTCGGGATAGACATAGACGAGCACGCGAGCAAGGAAACGATCCTCGCTGCGGTCATGGCGGTGACGGCAGGGCAGGCGCAGGCCTACGCCGGAACCCTCAAGGGGAGCTTCAACATAATCCACGAGGTATTCACCGAATTCCAAAAGGGAGTAGGTGCGATATTCGCGCCGGCAATAAGAACGTCAATAGAGTGGGTGAAGGAACAGGTGAAAGCTATGGGTGGTATGAGCGAGGCGGTGAGGACCCTGCAACCCCTCCTCGTGGGCCTCTCTGTTTTTCTCGGCGGGGTTTTGGTGGTAGGAGCGACCGCCGGTGCGTTTGCCCTCGCCGGCATGGTGGGAGTGACGGGCACGGTCGTGGCGGCTCTCGCCGCGCTGAGCGCCGCGGTCGCCCTTTTCGTGACGCTTTGGAAGAATGGCTGGGAGCAGGCGCGCGCCATGCTCGAGATATTTGCAATCAACGTGGAGGCGATATGGACGCGGATAGTTAATTTTATAAGAAACAACCCAATATCGAACGCCATATCGGGGACGCTCGGGGCGATAGGCGGCGGCCTGAACGCCGCGAAGGGAGCGGTGGATGCCGGCTGGAAGAAAATCTTCGGGATGGCCGATGGAGGCATAGTCACGCGGCCTACCCTTGCGATGGTGGGCGAGGCAGGACCCGAGGCGATCATTCCCCTATCCCGCGCGGGCGGCATGGGCGGCGGCCTGACCGTTATTTTGCAGGGCGACTTTTATGCCGACAGCGAGGTCGCGGAGCGCTGGGGCAACGAGCTCGCGCGCGTGATAAAAAACCAGCTAACCCTCGCGCTCCGCGCGTAACACTATGGCACTCGTTCTCAAAATAAACAGCGTCGACCGGAGCAGTTACGTGAACTGGCCCACGCTGCAAAAGACGGAGGTGCTGACGAAGGAGGTGGACCGCATGGAGTTTGAGATTATAAAGACGCCCGACAAGAGCTCCATACCGGACGTGGGCGACGACGTGACGCTGACCGAGGGCAGCACGAAGATATACGGGGGGGCGATAGTGGAGAAGAACGAGGTGATCAAGGGAGGCCTTCTTATCGGCTACCACATGCGTTGCAAGGACTACTCGCAGTTTCTCGACCGGAAGCTTGTGGTGCGCACCTACGGCACAGTGACCGCGCGCTCCGTCATTTTGGATATAATCTCAACCTATACCACCGGCTTCACCACCGCGAACGTGCCGGCCGTGACCCCCTTCATCGGCTCGATAAAGTTCAACTACGAGCAGGTGAGCCGCGCCTTCAGCCAGCTGGCCGATCAGGTGGGCTGGGACTGGTACGTGGACTACAACAAGGATATTCACTTTATCGAGGAGGACACCACGCCGGCACCCTTCAACCTCGACGACACCGGCGGGAAGTTCGACTGGAACTCGCTCGAGATAAACAAGTCCCTGCTGCAGCTGCGGAACGCCGTCTACGTCCGCGGCGGGGAGTATAAAAAAACAATAACCGAGGCGAGCGCCTACGACGTCTATACGGCAGCCGCGGGCCAGACCACCTTCGCCCTTGCGTTCAAATACGACAATATAACCGTCAAGAAGAACGACGTGGTGCAAACCATAGGCACCGACCAGCAGACGGATCCCACCACAGTCAATTTGCTCTACAACTTCAACGAGAAGTTTATAAAGTTTTCGAGCGGCCTGACGGGCGGCGACGTGGTGGAGGTTTTCGGGGACGCTTTTATACCTATTCTCGCGCTCGTGCGCGACAGCGCGAGCGTGGCGACTTACGGCGAATACCAAGCCGTGCTCGTGGATAAGAGCATAGTATCGGTGAACGAGGCCCAGACCCGCGCGCGCAACGAGCTCACCAAGTACGCTGCGAGCGTTTTCGAGATGCAGTTCAAGACCCGCGAGACCGGCCTCCGCGTGGGCCAGTACATAACCCTCACGAGCACGCTCCGGAACATAACGAAAACCTTCAAAATAAACCGTATAGTGGGGAAAGCCCGCGGCTCCGGAGAAATGATTTATACTGTATACGGCATAGCATCGGGCGAGATCACCTTCATAGACATACTCGCCCACCTCCTCGGGCAGGACAAGAAAAACATCACGATAGCCGCGAACGAGGTGCTCCAAACGATAGAAACTATGGCGGAAACAGTCCTTCTTGTGGATGCCACGGGAACCCCGAGCGCGAAGAAAGGGCCGTATGCTTGGAGCGCCGTCACCACCGGCACCCCCTTCGGTTGGGGATTTGGATCATGGTCATGAATATACACGAAAACAAAACGGGCATTATAGGCATCGTCACCGTGCGGCAGCACCCCGCCGGCACGATAGACGCGCTGAACGCCATCCTCAAAAACCAGCCGAAGAATGCGGGAGGCGCTGCGGTTATTCCTGACGAGGCGGCGGCCATATTGCAGAACGGCCGGATAGCGACCAGCGATCACAATATAGTGGTGGTGAGCACCGACCGCGGAAGGAATCTTATAGTCCAGAAGCTCGCCGGCGTGGACGCTTACACCATGCACGTGACCCACGGCGACATAGGCACCTCAACCGGAACGGCAACGGCGGCAGACACGCAGATCGGCACGGCCGTGGCGAGGGCCGCCCTCGCCGGCTACACAGTAAGCAGCAACGTGGTGACGCTGCAGTTCTTCTTCGCGGACTCCGCCCTCGCCAACAACACCTACAGGGAGTTCGGGACCTTCGTGGACGGCGCGACCGGCACCAGCACCGGCCGCCTTTTCAATCACGCGTCATTTTCGAGCGCCTATGTCAAGACCAGCGGGGTGGACACCACGATAGAGGTGACGATAACGCTCACCTCGAGCTAAACAGTCGAGCAAAAATGCTACACTAAAAACCATGAGAAGCGGCACAGTGGCGGGCAACGATCAGGCGACCGCCGTACAGTACAACAATCTCCGGAGCGACGCGCAGGCCGCATCGCGCCTTTTGGCCCACGAGCAAAGCTCCCCCAACCTGACCCTCTACGTCGAAGCCGGCACGGTGTACTTCAACGATACCTCAATAAACTACGCCGGAGGCAGCAGCCCGAGCTTCGGAACACCAAGCGGAAACCCGAGAATATCGCTCCTCGTAATAAACAAGAGCGGCACCCTTTCCATAGTGGCGGGCACGCCGGCGGCAAGCCCGACCACGCCGGACTACCCGAGCGACAAGATGGTGCTGTGCGAGGTGTACGAGCGCACCGCGCAGACTACGATCCGCGACACCGACACGGCGAATCAGGGCTATATCCAGCGGGACTCTCGGCCGGCCGTGCAGGTGTACATTGAGCAGCGGCAGCACGTTGGGTTCAACTTCGAAACCGCCGCGAGATACCTTGTGGGCACCGCCCAAGCGGGATCCAGCGTGACCTTTAGCGACGGGAGCGCAGGCGGCGCGGTAAACCTCTCAAAAGGCAACACCAGCACGGGCTACGCCTCCCTCCGGATGACGATGGGGGGGTTCACGACCTACGCTACGTTCTTTGATCAGGATCCGGAGATTTTCGCCTTCGCGCAGATACCCTCCGCACCCACCGGCACCGCGAGCGTGTACATAGTTTGCGGCAACCTAAACGTGGCCGTGGACGCGCTCACCCAGCGCCACTTCGGATTCGAGATAGAAAACCACAACGGCAGCGCCCGCGCGGTGGCGACGTGGGCGGACGGCACAACCCGCGGGACAGCGGTGGTGCTGGAAGGCGTCGCCATTCTCGACGGGCACCGGCTCTACGCGAAGCTTTACAGCGCACGAAAGATAGAATTTTGGATAGACGGGTCGCTTCTCCGCACGACCACTACAAACCTTCCCAGCGGCCCCCTCTCGAGCGCACTGAACATAGCGGGCTACGCGGCGATAAAAGGAACGGAGGGCACGGGAACACAGGAGCTTTATCTGGGTCCGGTCGAGGTGACGTGGAAGTATAAGTCATAGCGCCATGCCGGACGAATTCTACAAGGAGCGCTTCTTTCAAGAGTTAGAAAAGCGACTCGACGTAATGTCTTCAAACATCACCACGACTGCGAAGGACGTGGCCGACATAAAGGCGAAGATGAGCTGGGTATTCGGGATGGCCGCGGGGGTGACGCTTGTGGTGAACGTCGCGTGGCGCTTTATTACCGAGGGCATTACAAAAAAATGAATAAAGTACAAACCCCGCCCATAGCCTTCGGCGGCGTGCAATCGATCCCCGACTATCGCGACATTCCGCTTTCGGCCGTTCTCGGCGTGCCCTCAAAACTCCCTAACCGCTACCACGCGCCCACCGATAACTTGCCTATTTGGGATCAGAAACGTATAGGATCCTGCGTAGGACACGCGACCGGAAAGAAAAAACAGACGCAGGAATTTATAGAGATGCAGGGGATGGTCCCGATAAATCCCCGCTTTGGCTATGCCCTCGCTAAAGCCGAGGACGGCCTGCCGATAGAAGGAACCTACTACCGGCTTGGAGTGAAGATGCTTGAAAAATACGGCGCCCCGCCGGAGATCCCTGAGTACAAGAACGACTGCGATCTCACTCACGCCGAGTATGTAAATCTTGCAAGGATCCCACAAAAAGCATACGATCTCGCGAAACAATACAAAATAAAAAGCTACGCCTTCGTAGGCGGCAAAGAAATAACCGAGGAGCAGCTCATGCAGGCGATCGTTCAAAGCGACGGGGTTCTTATGGGCGTACAGCTTGGCCGAGAGTGGTGGACGGACAAAAGCGGAGTATGGTCTTTCAAACAGCAAGACATACTTCCCCTCCGGCCGCCGGCCGCGGCCGCCTCGGGCCATGCGATTTTTGTGGACGGATATGAGGTGGTGGGAGATAGCCGCCTCCGGATAACCTTCATAAACTCGTGGGGCAAGGAGTGGGGCAGTGAAGGGCGCGGCTGGTTTTATTTCGATGAGTACCAACCCTTCATAACCGAAGCGTGGAGCGCGATAGATCTGCCGAATGACTGGCTGGAAAAAGTAAAGAAGCTCCCGAGCGCCGATACTTTCCGGCATAGTTTCAACTACGACTTTGCCCTCGGCCTTCGGGGCGAAGAAGTGACCGCCCTCCAAACCGCGCTCATGATAGACGGGGAGTTTTCGCAGGAGCTTTATATTCAGATCTTGAGCGAGGAACAGCTGGGGTACTATGGGCAAATCACAAAAAAGGCGGTGAGGGATTTCCAGTTTAAATACAAGGTCGCCTCACTAGCTGAGCTCCTTCTTGTGAACGGTCGACGGGTGGGAGAGAAAACGCGGAAGAAACTAAACGAATTATTTGCACCAAAAATATGACACCAGAATCACGCAAGCAACTCGCGGAGCAGTTTGTGAAGCGCCTTAAATCGTTTCTTTGGAGAGCGGCGGCGATGCTCGCCGCGCTCGTGGTAAGCTTTCTTCTCGACAATATAGCGGCGTTCCAGCTTTCTCCGGAGGCGACGATCCTCATAGGGCTTATCCTCGGGGAAATATCGAAGTGGCTGAATCCCAAAGCGGCGTAGCGCGCCGGCGGCCGCGAGAGCGCCGCCGACAATGCTTAAAATCTTTCTTGCGACCACGGCGGCCGCAATAGTCGCAGTAAGCGCAATAACAGCGGATGCACAGCGCACCGCGCAAGCAGAGCTGAGCGCGCTATCGCGAAACCGAGTGGAGCTACGAACGCTGAACGAGAAGGAGGTGATGCAGATGTTTCTTCTCGAGGAGGTCCGCCGGCAGGCACTCGCCTTCCGCGACTACCGGATCTTGAAAGAGGTGATCCAATGCGAGAGCGGCTGGCGGCAATACCGGAAGGATGGCCGGCTGGTAGTATCGAGCGGTAACATAGGCCTCGGCCAGATAAACCGCAGTGCGCACGAGCGAACCTATACAGCGATGAAGCTCGACGTGAAAGGGACCAAAGACAATCTCCGCTTCGTCGTTTTTCTCTACAAGCGCGACGGCCTGCGCCCGTGGCGGCAATGGTCGGGCCATTGCTGGGAACCCAGAATTGAGGGGTTGCTTCACTAGACGGTCTCCGGTGGAAACCGGAGCCGGTCTAGGCGAAAGAACCATCGCCTACTCCGCACCTTCACAAAAAGGAACGTATGAAACTAAAGCCGAAAAAAGGCGCGTACCGCGCAGCCAAAACCAGAGCCGCGGAACCCCGCAGGATAAGCGTCCAAGTGAGCGCACCGATAAAGTTTACTCTGGGGGTCAATGACTTTCGGGACACATGGCACCCGCCGAGGCGGGACTAGGGCGCGCGCGTGGGGGCAAAAAGAGGGGCGTTTAAGGAAAACGGAAACGCCCCTCGATTTTATTTTTAAGAGGAGTTTTTTGGTAAAACACCCAGAAGCCCACCCAAGCTCCTAAAGAGCTCCTAACGACCATATACATAGAATAAAGGGCATCCCCGCTTCCCTATAGGAGCGGGGCTTTGCGTTTTTATCCGGCAAAACAATCCGGCAACGTATTGCGGCAATAGTCAAGGCGTTGCCGCTTACCTTGCCGTATTTGTGCACACTAGACAACCGACAGAACTCGACACGCACCGGAAAGTGGAGTATCATGTGAATATAAAAGGTCGAGAATTAATAAAACAAAGATGCAAATTTCAAAGCAGCAGGGCAGGCAGATCCGGAGCGCGATGAGCACGATGGACAGGGAGCAAAAGCAAACCTTCTTCCTTTCGCTTCTCGGGTACGCGCCCAGAGGCAAGCGAGAGCGAAAGTGCGAAGGCGACGGGAAGTGCGGCGGCAGGTGTGAGTTCGGGTGCGAGAAGTAAAAAGGCGAGATACAAAATAACCAACCCATGCAGCAATTTGAAACGAGGGTGGAGGCGGCCCGCAACAACGTGGAGCAAATCAAGCGAGCACTCCGGACCGGCGCCCTTTCCTACGAGGACGCGCGAGAAGAAGCCGAGCTCCCGCTCCACATTCTGAACCAGAAGGCGCGGGAGATAGCCCGAGAGCACAGCGCCAAGTTCCGGCCGCTGAGCTTCGCGGTACTGATGCGATGAAAAACTACTACATCAAGATCACCGTGCCCGATCCATACCCGAAGATTTACGAGACAACCGGCAAGGGGTCAACGGCCGAGCTCGCAATCAAGAGGGCACTGAAAAAATGGCGGAGCGAAAACTGGAAGCGGCGGCCGCTGCCAGAGGGCACAATTTACTTCAAGAAGATATGAAAGAACTACAGATTGGTTACAGGGTGCTCAAAAAAAAGGGCAGCACCATAACGAAGGCGGAGCTCCTCGAAGTTAGCATTGTTCCGAATAGAAAGTGGAAAGCCAACGTGACCCCAAAGTACGGCCTCATGCTGAAATACCTCCGCCGGATCCTTCCTCCGGCGGAGCTGGAGCGAATAAAAGAACTGGTCCGAAAATTAAAACCAAAAACAAAACGATGAGCAAGATAGAAGCAATCATACGCGCGGCGTTCGACTGGAGCCTGCCCTTCCGCGCCCTATGGCGGAAGTTTCCGGTGGGCTCGTTTGAACTGCGAAGCAAGTTTGACGCCTTCCCCCGCCCCGCCCACGCCTACGGCATGCTGCGCGCGGTGCGGGAGGCGAAGGCACTCGGGATATCGGGGATTACGGCTATAGAGTTCGGAGTGGCGAACGGCGAGGGATTCTTCGCTATGGAAAGAATGGCAAAGCAGCTCAAGAAGGAGTACGGCGTCCACGTGGAGGTTGTGGGCTTCGACAGCGGGGCCGGATTGCTCAAACCAACCGACTACCGAGACGTGCCGAGCTACTGGCGCGAGGGCGATTTCCCGCTAAACCCGAAGCTCCGCGGGCGCAGCGACATTCGGATAGGAGACGTGAAGGACACTGTGCCGAAATTCATTGAGGACACGAAATTTAGGAAAGAGGTGTCGGCTTACGCGCGAGTGCCGCAGATAGGGTTCGTGGCCTTCGACCTCGACGCCTACACGCCGACAGTCCACGCGTTGAAGGTGCTAGACCAGATGGAGACACTCCCGCGGGTGTACTGCTACTTCGACGACGTGGTGAGCGACGTGATGCCTTTCAACCGGCATGTTGGGGAGCTGCTCGCGATAGACGAGTGGAACGAGACACACCAGAACGCGAAGCTCGCGCAAATAAACGGGCTCTATGCGACGCGGTACTTCCGCAGCCGGTGGCCGGAATCGCTCTACGTTTGCCACCAGTTCGACCACCCGCGCTATAACGACGACATCACACGAGCATGAACATGCCACGCTTGCGTACTTTTGAGAAAGGAAAATGCCGGCGGTGCGGCGCCACAATACCCGACCGTTTCTGGAACCCGCGCTACTGCTGGGTGTGCCGGCGCATAGAACGGACCAGAGCCATAGTGGTGATCATGGGGGGGGTATTCTCGCTTGTCGTCTACGCCGCGACGCTCAGCGCAACGGCGGTGCTTATTTTCGGGGTTATCTACATCCTCATCGGGCGAGCGATAATAAAGAACCAAACATGAGCCGAGAGGACTTCGTGAACGAGGGCTACAAGGAGGCGCAGCGGGCGCGGCGAGAGAAGCGCCTGCCGGTACGGACGGGCGAGATCCTCGCGCTGCGCGCGCAGGGGTACAAGGTGGAGCGGAAAACCGAGTATCATTTCCGAGTGAACGGCACGATAGACCTGTGGCCCATCCACAACCGCTGGCACAACATAAAGACCGGCGAGCGCGGCGGAGCGCGGAATCTCGCGGAATTCATACGACAAAAATTGAAATGCTCGAAATAATAAAGCTGGGAATAATACTCTACGTCGCATGGTTCGTACTCTTAAGGAAAGGAAAAGAACCGGAGGCCGTGCGGGGCGCTACATTCGGACCCTCTAGGTCGAAGAATACTCTCTACGGCTTTCCGGTAACAATCAGCAACAAGCTGCCGTGCACCTGTACCCAGCTTCCCGAGCACCCGACCTCGATGGACTACAGTGCTCGCTACGAGGCCATGCTCAAGTGCCCGCGCCACCGCAAGGTGCTAGACGTAGAGACGAAAAAGTACGAACCGACAAAAGGCAGTATTAAGTGGCAAGCTTATAAACGGCAGAAGGGTTACGCCTACATGGATGGCTTTGTCGTGGCGCAAGCGGTATGGAAAGGCAGAGACGGGCAGGTCGGCATAAAACAATTCGATACACAGGCAGGATATAGGGCCATAGCCAGCTTCCGGCTTCTGGACGACGCGCGGGCATACCTCCTCGCCGTGCTCGACACGGTGAAGCGCGAGCAGAAATCAGGGCACCGGACCAAGCAGAACCTCGACCCAAACTACGAGGGCGGCCTCGACTTCTGCATAGTGCCGGCGGCGATAGTATTCCCACATGAACCACTTCTTGCGCGCGGCTGGCAGTTATCCCCAAAGCCGAAGGTTGACGACCGACGGAAACCGACGCATGATAGAAAGCACAGAGGCAGAGGGGAAAGCTCCCGTGCGAATCATACCCGCCGGCGGGTAACGAGAGATAAACGGGCGGGCTCTCACCCCTCTACTCTGTAAAGGTCGCAAAGACAAAACGCCAAAGATGATAACCAACGCAAGGAATAAGCAGATCAGCAAGCGCGACTCCTTCATCGTCGAGAAGGCCGCAAACTTTACGCCGAGCGAGATTCTCGTGCTCATGGAGCGGGAGGGGTTCAAACCCATAGGCCGCAGCACGATATACGACATACTCGAGAGGCACGGCGTAAAACCAAAAGCATAAAAAAAGAACGCCCGAGACCGAGCGCCCTTTTCCAAAACTGGACAGGAAAAGAATAAGCGCAAAACTCTCGGACGTCAAACAACAAATGAAAGAAGAAAGAAAGGACCTAGCAACAATTCAGAACGAGGTGACGCGGGAGCTCGCCAATAAGGAGACCCTCGGCCTCCTCCTCGGGACCACGTTCAAGGGACTGAGCGAGCAGTCCATGCGGAAGGCGGTGGTGGAGGGAATGATCCGCGGCTTCGAGTTCAAGGACTTCCTCGAGAAAAACATATACGCCATTCCCTACGGCACGAACTACTCGCTCGTGACCTCGATAGACCACGCGCGGAAGGTGGGCATGCGGAGCGGGGTCATAGGGAAGTCCGAGCCGGAGTTCGAGGTTTCAAACTACGATGGCAAGGGGGAGCAGGTGGTCTCATGCAAAGTGACCATAAAGCGCCGCGTTGGGGCGGACATAGGGGAGTTTTCCGAGCGGGTCTACTTCGGAGAATACACCACCGGAAAGAATCTCTGGGTGAGCAAGCCGCGGACCATGATCGCGAAGGTGGCGGAGATGCATGCGCTCCGGATGGCCTGCCCCGAGGAGCTCTCGCAGGCATACGTCGAGGAGGAGGTTCGAGAGGAAAAGGAGAAGCCGGCCGCCGACGTCGAGGCGTACCGCGCGAAACTCGAGATGGCTACCAGCCTCGAGGATCTCATGAGCGTATGGCCCTCGCTTCCCGTGGACGCGAAGCAGGCGCTCTGGGACATGAAGGAAAAACTAAAGAAAAAATTCAATGCGAATCTACCGATTCAACCAGAACGAGCGGGAGGAGTGGCTCTACCTACGCAGGGGCAAGATAACGGGCAGCCGGCTGAAGGAGGTCTACTCTAGCCGCGGCGCGAGAAAGATAGCGTTCTACGAGCTCATCGCTGAGCGGCTGGGCCTGCCGCCGGACGACGGCGAGACGGCGATGGAGCGCGGCAGCCGGCTCGAGGGAGATGCCATAGACCGCTTTGCGAAGGAGACCGGCAAGGAGGTGGACAAGGGCCTGATCCTCTGGGCGCGGGACGACAACGAGAGCATCGCGGTCTCGCCGGACGGGGTGGTGTCGGAGACGGAGGCGGTGGAGGCGAAGTGCCTCTCGAGTGCGCGCCACATAGAGGCGTACTGTAAGAAGTTTATGGACGGGCTCGGCAACTTCGAATCTATCCCCGACGAGTACCAGCCGCAGGCGGTGCAGTACTTCATAGTGAACGACAAGCTCGAGACGCTGCACTTTATTTTCTACGACCCGCGCTTCGCCATGTTCCGCGATCCGGAGGCGCAGAAAGGGACCGCCCTGGACTACTTCGAGATAACCCTGACGCGGCCGGAGGTGCAGCCAAAGGTCGAGGAGTTCCTCGTCTTCGAGCGGAAGGTGATCGAGGAGGTGAACGCAGTCGTGAATAAACTCACGTTCTAGCCATGCCAAAACCAAAGCCGAGCGAGACGCAGGAGGACATGGACTACTGGACCATACGGGCCATGCGGGTACACGGCGGCAGCTTTGTGCAAGCCCTCGCGGAGCTTGCTGTACATGCCGACGCCGAGAACCTCTGGAGGATCAAAGCGGCGTGGCCGGAGTACTGGAAAAACTACGAGGAGATGGGGCAGCAGGGCGAGGGGGAAAAAGTCGAGGAGTAAAAACTCAAATAAAAAAATGAAATACAAACTAACAGAGGAAAGCACAGAGCTGTACGGGCGCAAACTATTCCGCATCGAAGCGCTCGTCGATCTCAATAACGGAGTGAAAGCTGGCGACAAGGGTGGCTTTATCGAGAGGGAAAAAAATCTCGACGCGAAGGTCTCCGGCAACGCGTGGGTCTCCGGCGACGCGAAGGTCTACGGCGACGCGTGGGTCTCCGGCAACGCGAAGGTCTACGGCAACGCGGAGGTCTCCGGCAACGCGTGGGTCTCCGGCGACGCGAAGGTCTCCGGCAACGCGAAGGTCTACGGCGACGCGGAGGTCTACGGCAACGCGTGGGTCTCCGGCAACGCGAAGGTCTACGGCAACGCGTGGGTCTCCGGCAACGCGTGGGTCTCCGGCGACGCGTGGGTCTCCGGCAACGCGAAGGTCTACGGCAACGCGGAGGTCTCCGGCAACGCGTGGGTCTCCGGCGACGCGTGGGTCTCCGGCAACGCGAAGGTCTACGGCAACGCGTGGGTCTCCGGCGACGCGTGGGTCTCCGGCGACGCGAAGGTCTACGGCAAAATTAAGTGCGAAACCGGCTACTACTTTGCATACAAGCGGAAAGAATGGAAAGTCGAGGAAGTCGAACTCGACGATGATTCGGTGGTTTTGTGGAGAAAATAATATGGAACTCAACATAGAAAGATTCAGCCCCACGAGGGCGGAGCTGGAGGAGATAGCGGACGCGGCAGCGCAAATAACCCTAGAGAACCCGCTCGACAAGCAGGCGGTGATGATAGTGCACGACATGCGTATGGGGCTCCGGAAGGCGCGCGGGGCCATAACGAAGCGGGGAAAGGAGATGCGCGAGGACGCAGTGAAGTTTCAAAAGGCGGTCATAGTGAAGGAGAACGAGCTGATCGCGATAATAGAGCCGGAGGAGGAGCGCCTACAGCGTCTCGAGGAGGACGCGCTCGTGGTGCAGGAGCGGGAGGCGCGTCGGGAGTTTCTCCCGCGCCGGAAGGAGCGGCTGGACGCCTTGAAGGACGGCGTGCAGGTTTCCGACGAGGAGCTGCTTGACCTCGACGGGACCGCATTCGAGGGCTACTTCAACCGGCGCCTTGCGGAGAAGAACGAGGCGGACCGGCAGAAGATATCGGCGGAGCAGAAGAAAATAGACAATGAGAAGGCGGCGCTCACAAGGCAGCAGGATCTCGCCGAAGTATATGTAGCGCGGGTTATAGGGTGCTGCGGCGAGGAGCGCGGCCGGAAGGAGGCAGCCGAGAAGGCGGAGCGCGAGGCGAAGGAGAAGGCGGACAAGGAGGCACGAGAGAGGATCGCGGCGGCCGCCGAAGCGGATAGGAAACGGCTGCAATTGGAGCAGGATGCCCGCTATCAAGCCTTCCTCAAGGAGCACAGCTACAACCCCGACGATTTCTACACCACGCAGGAGATCGGCGGCATAATCACGCTGTGGAAAAAGGTCGCAACATTCAATCCAAACAAATGAAAAAAACATACCACCATGTGCACGTTTCGGAGGTGGCGCACGAGATGCTGAAAGCTATGGCAAAAGCGCGCAGGGTTTCGATAAAAACCATTGTCGATCAGCTGCTCGCAAAGCGAAAGAGGGCCTCGGGATAACTCTGGGGATACGCCGCGGAAAAGCTGGGGACGGCGAGGAAAAGGCACCGGAACGCCCCCCAGCTTTCTAACAGGTTATTCCCCCACTACTCACAAGAAATTCACAGCCGGAACGTAGACGCCGCAAGGGGAATCGGGGATTTTGCGGACTTATCCACAGCGTAACAGTAACAATAAGTATTAATTAAGAAATTATTATGGTTACGAGGAAAGAGGAGTGGCATCTCCACGTATCGCATAAGTGCGCCCATCTTATCCACAGTCGAAAAAAACCGACGCATGATAGAATTATAAAACATGAAAACACTCCACGAGTTGGTGAAGGAGGAGCTGGCGAAGCGCTTGGACGGGCCGGTGAACCTTGCGGATCCGGCGCAGCACGTCGAGATGGTCCGGCGCACCGAGGAACGCAATACACAAGCAGCCGCGCGACTCGCGCAGGATCCGGCGCTCGCCGAGCTGATAGGGTTTAGCTCGCAGATCATTTCGATAGTGTCCCAGCTTCCCGCCGTGCAGTTTGCGAAGGACGTGGCAATCACGACGGCGCTTGTGAAGGCTGTGGAGATGTGGGAGAATGCGAACAATAGATTCAACGTGCAGCTCGCTCCACAGGAAAGGCCGCAGCAGCAATAAACCACAATGGCAAAACACGAGTACGAAAAAGTCCGCGTAGTAGTCGAGAAAATCTCCGGCGACAATACCGAGGTGCGCGAGGTCGAGGCGATAGTAAGCAAGCAGGACCTCGACGTTCTTTTCGCGCCCGCCACCCAAACCGTGCTCACGATAGCGAGGGCCGGCGAGAAAGAGGCGACACTTAAAATCTCGAGCGCGGCGTGACCACGCCCGAGAAAAAGCCCGACTTCGCCGCCTCGATAGAAACGAGGACCGAGGTGCAGGCGGCGATACGGCGCGACCACTTCCCTATTCATAAAAAGCACAATTGGCCGCACGGCGAGGACTGCGTATGCAAGCAGTGGGAAAAAGAAAACGACAACAGCAACAACCACAACAATGAGGATCCTAAACTTAATTAGAAAGACCGCCGGAGGCAGACATGGGGTGTATGCGACCGACAAGGGGTTCAACGTGCGCAAGCCGCTACAAGAGATAGCACCGGACAGCTCCGCAATAGGAGCGCCGCCGAGCTTCAAGGATCACGCCGGTACTCTCGAGCCGATGACGCTCTGGGAACGGATCAGGGAGTGGTTTCGTTTGGTAATATTAAAATTCAAGCCGCAGAAATGAGCCACCCGACCACCAGCATACAGGCGCTGCAGGATGCGGCGCGGACCGGCACGAAGCCGCATGTCATACTACTCACCGGAATCTTCGGGGAGCTCGAGGACTGCAGCGGCGTGGCCGAGGAGATAATAGAAACCCCCGAGCAGCTGGCAAAGCACGGCCTCGACCCCGCGGAGGGCGGCACGTTCATGAAGATAGTGGGTTGCAGCTACCTCTACAAGGGATATCCACAGGAATACAAGGTGCGCGGCATGGAGCAGGCAAAGGGGAACATATCGAGCATACCGCGTCTCATCATAGGCAAGAGCATCATTCTCTCGGCCGCAGTAGCAACGCTTTTTGTTTTTTTCCGCAAGCGCTTTATCCACTATGCGCACATTTATTTCAACGAGATAAAGTTTAGAACACTGCCACATATAGGCATGCCATACGAGCGGTATGGCTACTACGTGAAGGAGGTGGCCCGCGCGGTGCGCGCGGCGCTGAATAGGGAATTTAGAATAGACCCCAGCATCCCCCTCCTTGACCTACACCCCGACAACATGGTGGTGGGGAAGTTTCTCGGTTTCCTTTGGAGGCGGTTTTCACATCTCGAGCTCCCCGCACTGATCACAAAGGCGCTCGCCTTCGTCTGCGTTTTCATGGACAACGACAGCGCCTATAGCTTGCGGACGCGGGACGCCCTCGGGGAGATGGACAAGGAGCGCGCGCGGCGGAGCGGGGCGAGGGAGTTCCTCCGGATATTGCAGATCCTCGCGGACCGCGAAAGCTACATAGGGCGGGACGTGCGCAACAAGTGGCTTTTTATACGTCGGTGCGTGAGGGTGGCGTTCTGGGTAAGCCCGCGCGCGCGGCGCCTCGCGCAGTACTTCCTCCTCGAGCTGAATCTTGATAAAGTGAGGTTGGACGATGCGGACTGGTACTTCTGCCTCCGCCGCAACAGCTACAACTTCCGCGGCATCCCCCTCGAGCAGCGCCTCAAGGAGCTCGAGAGGATAGACAAGGAGCGCGGGCACGTCTACGTGAAGATCCAATATGTAAACGCCCCGAACGCGCCGGTAGTAGCAACAGTACCGACGGGCACACCAAAAACATGACGCCGGACGAACGAGAAATACAGGAAAGGAAAATAGCCCTCATGCTCTTCGCGCTCGCGCTCGCCTGCATAGGACTGGTAGCGGTCGTTGCGGAATTGTCGTACCTCATTCTTCTTTCCAAGCACCAGATCCTCCTCCTCGAGCAAATAGCGCATGCTATAATAAAATAAACTGCCCCAGCCAATGACACCGACCATTTCATTTCTCATCGCGGGCAACCACGCCGACCCCGAGGGGAACGCGATACCGAAGGCCAAGCTTACCCGCGGCCAGCAGTGGACCGAGAAGGCGCAGTCCTACGCCGCATGGAAGCTTTACGTTGCGGCCGCATTCATGAACAGCCGGCCGCCCTACGCGGGGCAGGCGCGGCGTTTTGTCGCCATGACCGGCAAGCCGATAGCACTCGAGCCGCAGCAGGAGGCGCGCATGGACCTGAAAATCTGGTGGGCGAACGAGCACCACCCCGACCCCGAGAATGTATTCGGGAGCATCGCCGACGCGCTCTTTGAGAACGACAAGCACCTCTCCGGATCATTCGAGGCGAGGCACGATCCGGAGAAGAAAGGTCGCGTGGAAGTATCGATAACGATTTACGACAATGCAGTATAAAGACAAAGCAATAGTATGCACCGACTGCCAGCGCTCCTTCACGTGGACCGAGAACGACCAGCAATTCTACGCGCAGCAGGGTTATACAAACCCGCCGCGGCGCTGCAAGGCATGCCGGATAAAACGCAAGGAGCAGAAGGAGCAGAACACCGGAGCGGAGCGCGACGGGATCAGCCGCTATTAACACGCGCATGATCAAAGGACCGCAACGATGGGCGTGGAAGCGGCGCAAACTCCGGAAGCTCGCCGACGAGGCGTTTGAGAAGGAGGCGATGGCGGTGTACTCGAAGGCGACGATGGAGGACGTGCAGACGCTCAAGAACTGGGACGAGCTGGAGAAGGGCTCGTTGCGCTACGAGCGGGACGTTCTGAACGGCATCGCGGCTACCGGTAGCCCGTTCGCTCACTCATCATTCGAGAGGCCAAGTAATGCATACGAGAAGGAGAAGCGGCTGAGGCAGATAGAGAAGGAGCTGGCGCTGGCCGAGGAAAAACTCAAGGGCCGCGACAAGCAGATCGAGATGCTGCGCAAGGAGGCGGAGATACTCTGGAACAGCGCGGTCGAGCTGTGGAACCGGAGGAAGGTTTTTAAGGAGAGGTTCTAAACATGAAAAAAACCGACGACAACGAGAAGCCGAATAAATACATAATAGGCAATCAGGACTTTCTCGGCTACGAGGGCAAGCTCTACGTGGAGGTCTCCCACGAGGTCTTCGAGATGCTGCTCGCTCCCAAGCGGCCCGAGGAGGAGTTTCCCGCCGGCTCGCGGGTGCTCTCGAAGAAGGAGCTCGTGGAAAGAGTGAAGGAAAAGAGCGGCCGGAAGCCGCGGACTTGCAGCAAGTGCGGGGGCGCGGGGCACCAAGCGAACACCTGCGGCAAGAAAAGAGAGCCGCAATTCGGAGAGTCGGATCCCGACGAGCTCCCGCCAAGCAACTCATGAACAGGGAGCTATTCGAAGAAGGGAAAGTGGTGGAGATTCTCCCGTCCGCGCAGTACAGGCTGGAGCTGCGGGACGGCAAGACGATACGGGCCTACCTTTGCGGCAAGATGCGCATGCACCACATAAAAGTGATCTTGGGCGACAGAGTAAGCGTGCTTGTTTCGGGGGAAATAGGCAGGATAATGAGGAGGTTATAAGACCATGTACATAATTCAAATCAAACAAATAATAAAGCAGACAGGGACGGCAGCGGCATCGCGAGATATGGATATTGAGCGGGTAATTCTTGAGCAGCGCGTCGAGGAGCTCGACGTGAGGGCGGTTATAGCGGTTGTAAATGGCCTCGATAAGACGGCCTAACGGGGAACAGCGCCTCAATGCCGATAAAAAATTACACCACAATCGTACCCGCGAGCCGGAGTATAGAGGAGATACAGACAGCGCTCGTGGCCCACGGCGCCTCAGGGGTGTTCTACGAATACGAACAGGGCACCGGCAGAATCGAGGCCCTAAAGTTTATCCTCATGATCGAGGGCAAAAAGGTAGGGTTCGCGCTTCCGGTGCAGTGGCGCAGATTTCAAGCGGTGCTCAAGAAGCAGGAGGTGCGCAGGAGTGACGACGAGGACTACTGCTACAGGGTGGCGTGGCGCGACATTCGGGATTGGGTGCTCTCCCAGCTCGCGCTCTATGAGACGCAGATAGTGGAATTGCCGCAAGTATTTCTCCCCTTCGCGGTCGGCAAGGGAGGCAGGACGGTGTACGAGCAGGTGCAAGCGGGAGGGTTTTTATTAGGCGATGGGAAATGAAACAATGAAACCTGAACTGGAGAAGCAAAGGGATAATTTCGTAGCGATGCAGCTCCCCGACGACGTGGGCCAATACCTCACCGACATCAAATTCCTGCACCCCTTCGACTACACTTCAGATGTAGAATTTTATGGGGCTCGCGACGCTCTCGTGAAAGCGCTCAAGGATAAGTGGCGGGTGAGCTGGCGCGAGGACGGCGTGCCTATATTTACTCGGATATATTTTCCACCGGCACAATGAACATCGAACACATAAAAATATGAAAATTATAATTGCAAACACCGACATTGGCGCTCTAATAAAGGCCTCGAGCGCGGTGCTGAAGCGATACGAGAGCACGAAAGGCAATGTGCCCGACAACATAAAAGGGCAGGTCGCCCTCTCCGTTCTTAAGAAGGTCATGCAGCACAATAACTACTTCGACATTTGTGCCGTGCACCACTTGGCGAAGATGAATGAGATTGTTATTTCCGCCGAGCACGAGGAGTTTTTCTCTGCCCTTCATTGCATACAGTGGGCGGACATGACCGAGGATACGCGCGAATATCTCCTTGCTCTTTTGGTGCAGTATTTCCAGCCGCACATAGTCGCCGCAAATCTTCACTACCCCAATGTTTGAAGGGCTAACGATATTCGAGGGGCTGCCCCTTTATATTTCGGAGTGGGAAAAACTCGACAGAGAATACAGCAGGCGGTGGCGCGTTCCGATAGTAGGAGCATTTCTCACACTACCCACGCTTCGAAGGATGAGGAAGTTAACCGCGCAATTCAGTAGCTTATATCTCGATGAGCGTTGGGCGATGTTTAACAGCCGACACAACCACTGCTGGAACAACGACGGAACTTGTTATGGGGCATACGGAGACGGCGAGGGCGGCAAGTGCAGCGCAATACACGAAGGAATCAAAAAGCTAGGAAGCAAGAAGTTTTATAACCAGTAAAGCAAAGAATCGGCGACCGTCGAAAACGCACCAAACACACCACAAAACAACAATGGAAATTGTCAATATCAACGTCTCCGACCTCCGGCCAGCAGAATATAATCCGCGGCGCAAGAGCGAGCATGTCCTCAATAGCATCAGGAGCTCGCTCGCCGAGCATGGTTTCCTTCAGCCGCTCGTCGTAAACCAGCACCAATGCGAGAAGTGCGGAGACCGGCGGAATGTGATCGTGGGCGGCCACCGGCGACTCGACGCCGCGCGGGCGGAAGGCCACGAGCTCGCGCCGGCCGTTCTCGTCGATCTCCATATCGCCGACGAGAAAAAGGTGAACCTGCGGCTCAACGCGCAGGAAGAATTCAAGCAGCACGAGCTCGCGAACCTGATCGCGGAGATCCACACCCTCGACCAGCACGCCGCGGAGACGCTCGGATTCAACGCGCAAACAATCGTGGAGATGCTTTACGACGCCCGCTACGGATCGACGCCGCTCAAAACACTCCTCGCCGATAAGTTTCTCATCCCGCCCTTCAGCGTCTTCGATTCGAAGCAGGGCTATTGGCAAAGGCGCAAAACGCTCTGGCGGGAACTTCTCGGCAACATCGCGGAGACCCGCGAGGACAAGCTGGCCGGAAGCAAGAATAATCTCCTTATGCGCGGCGTGAACGCGGGCGTGAGCCAATTCGATCCTGTGCTTTCCGAAGTCATCTACCAGTGGTTCATCCCCGAGCGCGGCGGCAGCATACTCGACCCCTTCGCCGGCGCGTTGAGTCGCGGGGGTGTGGCGGCCGCGCACGGCTACGACTATCACGGCATCGAGATCCGAAAAGAGCAGATTGACGTGAACCTCGCGCGCTGCAAGGAGATAGGATTCGAGCACAACCCGACCTTCTACCACGCCGACGCGAATGATCTCGATGCCGTGATCGCGCCCGAGGCGAAATTCGATTTGATTTTCACCTGCTCGAAATGCTCGCGACCGCGCCACACCGCGCCGAGCGGAATATGGTAAAGCGCAAGGTCGTCAAGACGCACCAAAACATTCTCACGCTCTACAAGGGAGACCTCGAGACCATCAAAAATCCGCGCCTCCTCGAGATCCACCAGAAAATCTTGACATTCTTTCGAGGAGATCCGGAGACGATCAAGGCCGACTTCAAGAACCCGCCGGCGATCCAGCGAGACATCATTGGCGAACTCATAGATCAAGAACAGGAGCCATGATAACGGTCTACCTCAAGGATGCAGCGAACCTCGCCGAGGTCGAGGAGGGGTCATGTGCTCTCGCGATCGACCACCATCCGCACAGCGATGAGGATCTCGAATATAAGCAACTCGCGCGCCGCATCTATCCCCATATCTACACAAAGCTCATGCCGGATGCGTTTTTCGTGACAATTCAGCACGACAGGAAAAACCTCGGCGCACCACCACGGCACATAATCCTATATCAAGCCGCAATAGCCGCAGGGTTCCAACCGCACGAACAGAAGATCTGGCACCGGCGCGAAAGTATCTCGCTCTTTCGTAAGAGCTATGCCCAAATTCAGATATTCACAAAAGGATCGCCGAAGCGGTTCATGGAGGGCGAGCTGAAAGAATATCTCAACGACGTCTGGTTATTGCCGGACAGCATGAAGCGAGACGACTATACTGATGCTTTTACAGACGAGATCCCCGCGCGCCTCATCAAAGTACTCACGCGGCAACGCGACACCGTCCTCGATCCGTTTCTTGGTAGCGGCACGACGCTCAAACAAGCGGAATTGCTCGGACGAAATGGCATCGGGTACGAGATCAGACCGGAGCTTAGGAAATTCTATCCGGGAACGTGGAGTATTTTATAATCGCATGCCGACTTATAAACAAGAGACGCAGCAGTATCACATCGAGCGCATCAAGGAGGTACTCGCCTTGAAGCCGGCGATCAGCGACCGAGCGCTTGCGGATGCACTTGAGAAGGATAGAGAACGGCCGCTCAAACTCGACCGGCGCTACCTCGACAAACTCCGGCACAAGCTCTACCGAGAGCGAGCGCTCCGCTATAATAAGGCAGTCATAGACCGGCGCCTCGCGGAGATTCAAGACCGGACGGAAGCGATCATTCCACATCTCTGGCGAATACTGCTCACGAGCACGAACGATATGGTGCGCGTTGTCGCGGCAAAGGCGATCATCGAAGCCGACCACCGCTTCCTCGAGGCGCAGATGGATGCGGGAATCTTTGAGCGGAAGCTGGGCACAGTAGATGTAGAGCACAAACACGAGCACACCATAGCTCCAGAGCTTCTTCTCCCGATCATGGCTACCCTTCAGCACTACGGCATGGTTCGTAAAGAGACCGAAAAAACAAATGACACTATCAACCAGCCAGCTCTCCCCGACGCAAGCGGCGCAACTGGTAAATAATCCCACAGCGAGAAGAGAAATGCGCAAGCCCTTCCTCGGCTTCTGCGTGCTTTATTTGCCGCACTATCTCTCGCTCCCACCGGCCGACTTCCACCCAGAACTTCTGCGGCTTCTCTCCGACCATCTCGTAAAATTTCTTTCGATAATAGGATTCCGCGGCAGCGCAAAAAGCTCCTATGGCTCACTCGCATCGCCCCTTTGGATGGCATTAGAGAACCCCGAGCTGTACCCCTTCATCATCATAGTGAACGAAAACCGCGATCAGGCGATAGAAAATATAGCGAACATCCGGAAGGAGCTCGAGAATAACGAGCTGCTGCGGCTAGACTACGGCGACATGAGCGAGGGCATATCGAAGCAACGGGAGTGGACGAAGACCGGACTGCTTCTTAAAAACGGGGTGCGCATACTGGGCCTTTCCCGCGGCCAGCGGATCCGCGGCCGGCGGCACAAAGAGCACCGGCCGAGCGTGGTCATAATCGACGACCCCGAGGAAAAGGAGAAGGTGGAGAAGAAAGAATACCGCGACAAAACCGAGCGCTGGTTGCGCGGCGAGGTGATGCCGGCTATAGAAGAAATGCACGCGCGCTTGATTGTGGAAGGCAACATACTCCACACCGATGCGCTCATGATGCGCCTGAAGAACGACCCGATATTCACCCACCGCGATTACTCCCTTTTCAACGGCGAGCCGGTATGGGCGAACTGCACATGGAAGGGCAAATACCCCACGCAGGAGGCACTGGACGCGCAGAAGCGGAAGGTCCGGCATACGGCATGGATGCGGGAGTACTTGCTCAAAGTAATCCCTCCGGAGGGGCAGGTTATAAAGGACGAGTGGATCCAATACTACGACGAGATTCCGCAGCCGGTATACGAGCTGGACCCGAGCACGAAAAAGCAGGTACTCATTTCAAACCCGATACTCTCCGCCGGCGTAGGCACCGACCTTGCTATAAGCAAAAAGCAGACGGCGGACTGCACGACGATGGTGGCGGCTGTAATGGCGCTGAAAGAAAGCCGCGCCCATATTTTTATCCTGCAGCACCCCGTGAACGAACGTCTGAACTTTCAAGAGACCATAGCCCGAGCAAAGGCACAATCGAACGCGATCCGGACAAAGTACGCTGCGCCGATGTTTTTTGTGGAGGCCGTAGCGTACCAGCAGGTGGCCGTGGAGATGATGCAAGCGGCCGGCATACCCGCGCAGCCGGTAAAGGTCGGGAGCGACAAGCGGGCGCGCCTTTTGCTCGCCGCTCCCTTCATTGAGAACGGCACGGTATTATTTCCAAAGACGGGCTGCGAGGACTTAATAGCGCAACTGACCGGCTTCGGAGTGGAGGACCACGACGACCTCACGGACGGGTTTGTGCATTTGGTGCTGGGAATAAATACCCAGAGCGGCATGCAGCCGCTCGATGTGATAACAATTTTATGAGCAAGAAAAAACGGAAAAAGAATAACCAACACGCAGGCACCTATTGGGTTTACTATTTGCAGGGCAAAAGGAAAATCTGGGTCAAGTTATAGATATGAAATGCACAAAGTGTAAAAAAACAAAGACGCAGCCGCTCGATCAAAGAGAGCCGTGGTGCGGCTGGAACGGCAAAGGCGAACACCCGCGCTTCACGTGGAAGAGGGTGCGACGACGCGGGTATAGCTGCTCTAGTTGTTCACGTGATATTTATCTCGGCGAACTTTACTTAATCGATCGCGAGACAAAAGAGAAGCTCTGCTACGATTGCGGCATGCTTATCGTTCGAGGCGTAGAGTACTTAGAAGCAAGAAAATGAAAATTATTTTTCTCGATATGGACGGCGTGCTGAACCGAGGCGGGCACGAGGAGAGCATGCTAAACCCCGAGCTTATAGGAATATTTAAGGTCATGCTTCCGTGCACCGGCGCACAAGTGGTTATTTCTTCCTCGTGGAAACACAACCCGTTCATGCTACAAACTATACGAGAGTACGTTTGCGAATTTGTAGATCACACGCCCTACGTTCCCGTGGAGGGAATAAGCGACTCAACAAGGCGGCGCGGGGTGGAGATTCAGGCGTGGTTGGATGCGAACCCAGATACGGAGCGGTACGCGATCATAGACGACACTGGCATCATGCTCGAGCACCAGCTTCCGAACTTCTTCAAGACGGAGCCGAGCGTGGGGCTTACGGAGGAAATAGCCGAGCGGATCATAAAGCACTTCGAGCAATGAGCGAGATCCCGCAGCGCATCCTCCGGCAGGTGACCGGCGATCAGGACAAAGTCCTGCGAATATTCGACGCGGTGCAGTACGCCACGATTGAGAATATAAAAATCAAGGACGGCAAGATCCGCCGGCTAGAGCTACGGCTCATCGTGGACCTCGACGATCCGGAGAGCTTCAAGAGGGCGGTGGATGAGCTCAAGACGATAGCGCTCTAGGTTGACGGCGTAACTCCTATATGCTCTTGACGTTATAACAACGAAGTAGCGCTATCAGCAAAGCCGCCGACCCCCGAACGCGAGGCGGTTTTTGCTTTACTCCCAGCTTATCCACAGGGCAGACCATATTAGCGCTTCGGGCGATATGGTAGAGTACGGGCAACAGCCGGCCTCAAGCGAAGCACGCACGGGGTCCGCGGGATTCCTCGGTTCGAGGTAAACCACGCGGGCTCCGTTTTTTATCAATGCCGAAATTCATAGAAAATCTTCTCTCCTACGCGGGCTTCGTCCACAAGGATAAGGCCGCCTCGCCGAGCGTCTCATCGAGCTATAGCGCGGACCCGTTCACGCTCTGGCGCACGAATAGAAAGATTGACCCCGCGAGAGCACTCGAGGCCTACAGCGGCTGGGTGTATGCCGCGGTGAAAGCGATATCGGACGAGATAGGCGGTATAGAGCACCGGCTTTTTAAGGTAGGAAAGGATGGCGACAAGGAGCTTTTCGAGCACGACATTCTCAATCTCCTTAACGGGGTGAACGACTACCAGACGGGCCTCGAGCTGAAGCAGATCACGACCGCGCACTTGAAGATGGTGGGGAATGCTTACTGGTACCTGGAGGGCGCCGCGGACGAAACCACCAAACCGCTCGCGGTGCATATAATGATCCCCTCGAAGGTAAAGGTGCTGGTGAATAGGGAGGAGTTTCCGACGCGCGTGCAGGGGTACGAATACCGCCTGGGCTCGCGCGTGTACAAATTCAAGCCGCACGAGGTGATCCACTTCAAAGACCCAGACCCGAACGACCCGCACGAGGGCATAGGCGTGGCGCAGACCATAGCGCAGTGGATAGACGCGGACAACTACGCGATGGAATTCAACCGGCGCTTCTTCCTGAACGGCGCGCGTATAGGGGGCTTCTTGAAAACGGACAGCGCTTACACGCCGGACCAGCTGCAGTACCTCAAGGCCTCCTTCGAGGCGGCCTTTAAGGGAGTGGAGAACGCCTACAAGGTGCTCGCGCTTCCGAAGGGCACGGAGTACGAGGAGGGCGGCAAGACGCAGAAGGACATGGACTTCTCCAACCTCTCTCTCGCCATGCGGGACCGGATCATAGCGGGCTTTAAAGTGCCGCGCACCGCGCTTGGCATAACCGACGACGTGAACCGCGCGAACGCGGAGGCGACCGACTACGTTTTCGCCGCGCGCACCATAAAGCCGCTGATGAAGCTGATCACCGCGTACCTCAACGAGTTCCTCGTGCCGCGCTACGGGCAGGACATCTATCTCGACTTCGCGGACCCCGTGCCAGAGGACAGGGCACAAAAGATGGACGAGATGACGAAGGCGGTCGGCGCCGCGCCGGTAATAAGCGCGAACGAGGCGCGCGAGAAGTACTTCGGACTCGAGCCTGTAGACGGCGGCGACGACGTGCTCGTGCCATTTAGCCTGCAGCCGCTCTCCGGAGGCGGAGGCACGGACTACGGAACCCCTACCGGCCGCAGCGTTTCCGCGCGCGTGAGCGCGAGGAAAATTAGCAGAGGCCACTTTGTAAAAACGCGCTTTGCCATGAATGCCGAGCACCGGCGGACCATATCAAAAACCATAGCGGAAAAGGCCGCGGCGGAGGTGGCAAATATTCTGAAAGACGCGGCGGAGGTAAAAGACAAGGCGAGGAAGAATTTGTCGCAGCTCTCGGACGACGAATATGAGAAGCTCTACAAGGGGTTCGCGCTTCGCGTGACCGGCTACGAGAAGCGGCAGACGAGCGCCGTGCAGGACTTCAACGCGCGGCAGCGGAGGGAGGTGCTGGGGAACCTTCCGAAGATAGCGAAGGCCATAGACAAGCAGGACATCTTCGACCTCGAGGAGAGCATGGCCGCCCTCATAGATCTCTCGAAGCCGATACTCTACGACCTCGCCGGCAAGGAGGGCAAGGAGGCCGCCGCGCTCCTCGGGATACCGGATATGGATATTCTCTCCCGCGAGGTGCGGGCCGCGCTCGACAAGGCGATAGAGCTGATGAGCCGGAAGTACAACGAGACCACGCGGGACGAGCTGAAGCGCGCGCTCGAGAAGGGGTTGAAGGAGGGCCTCGGACAGGAGGAGCTCGCGGACCTCGTGAGCGGCATATACGAGTGGTCCGACGACGTGCGCGCGCTGGCGGTGGCCCGCACGGAGACCTTTAGAATTGCGAACTACTCAACCCAGCAGGCGTGGAAGCAATCCGGAGTAGTAAAAGCGCAGCGATGGTACACGGCAGCGGACGAGCGCGTCTGCCCGTGGTGCCAGCCGCAGCACGGAAAGGTCGTAGGCATCGACGAGGACTTCTTCAAGAAGGGGGACGAGGTCACGGGAAGCGACGGCTCAAAGCTTCCGATTGACTACTCCGACGTAGGGGCGCCGCCGCTCCACGTCTCCTGCCGGTGCTACATAAGGCCAGATGAAATCTCCCTAGAGTAAAGTCGAATCAAATTAAAAATAAAAATATGAAATCAAAAATTGCATTGAACGAAAACGTAGAATACTCGAAGCTTCACTGTGTACAGTGTGCGAGAAACAGAAACCTTTGCCCGAAATTTGGCACGCCGCACGGCGAGCCTCGTTCCCTGTTCCAGCCGTGGGGATGGGTGAGTCGCCTTATCAAAAACGGCTACCTCTCCGCGCAACACGTCAAGCTCCCGATTGTATTCGGGTATTGGACCCAGACCCTGAAAGTATCGAACCTCGTGGTTACGGCCGGATCCTCGACCGTCCCCGCCCTTCTTTTCGGGACCGGTACGGTGTATGGGGTTTATAAGTACATAGCGGTAGGCATCGGCACCGGCGCAGCAGCCGCAGGCGATACCGGTCTTGGCACCGAGATCACGGACAGCGGGCTCGCGCGCGGGACCGCGACAGTAACCGCGCAAACAACCGACGTGACCAACGACACGGGCCAGCTCGTGCTGAGCTTCTCCGTGACCGGCACGAAAGCGGTGACGGAATCAGGAGTATTCAACAACATAGTGGTCGCGCAGGGCACGATTCTCGCGCGGCAGGTTTTCTCCGCGATCAACGTAGTAAACGGCGACACCCTGCAGCTCACCTGGAAATTCGACATCGACTGACCTACGAAGATGTCCCTGAACCCGAGAGCACAAGCAGCGCGCATGCGGCCGTCGAGGTTTCCTCGGCGGCTTCCTGCCGTGCAAAAGCCGAGCGCGCTCGGGCGCCTTTATACCTTCTTCTTTCCCGACGACACGAAGATCAAGATTGAGTGCACGACGTTTTGGAAGCTGGATAAGTACGGGCTAAAACTCACGAGGAGGTTCTATACATTCCGCTCGTTTTTTTGGCATTACGTCTATGCGGTATTCATTACTCCATTCAGAAGTCACGCCGAATGGCGTCGGCGCAATCCAACGGCGGAGCTTTATATGTCCCCGCAGTACGGCGCGATAGCGTTCGACAATAGCACCTCAGGCACAGGAAATTTAAGTATTAGCCATACCTGCACGGGCAGTAATTTAGTGCTTGTAGGAGGACACGTGAATGTAGACGATGTAACGCAACTTCAGGTTACAAGTATGACTTACAATGGCGTGGCGCTGACCGCGCAAATAAATAATTATTATTTTCTAAACGCTGAGAGTTCTTACCGCAATCTGGATATCAGGTATCTTGCTTCGCCTGCTACGGGCGCAAATACGTTTGTAATAAATAATAACGATGCAAACACTCGGAGTAAAGTGGGCGGCTGCATCTCGCTCTCCGGCTGCAACACGACGACGCCGGTTGACACGGGCACCTCGAGCACGTCCCACACAGAAGGGGTAAAGACGACCGCGCCGGCGATCACAGTCACCACCGCGAACGCGAACACGATGCTTATAGAGTTTGGGAATATGCAGTTGGATAGTGATAACACTACCGTTGGCGGCAGCGAAACTGCTAGATGGGAATTAGTAGCTACAACACAAGGTCATTGTCTCGGGATAGCAAGCACTAGATCCACAACCGCGGCCGGAAGCTACACGAACACGTGGACAAAAACCGGTGACTATTTTGGTGGCTGGGTAACCGGCATCATCGGCATAAACGAGAAGGTCACGAGCTTCAGCCAGACCCTCTCCGAGGCGGTAACGATTGCGGACACGATCACAAGGAGCACGACGAAGGTGGTCTCGGAGGCGGTTATACTAGCCGACACCATAGCGCGGAGCGTAACGAGGGAGCTCTCCGAGGTGATGGTCATTGCCGACACGG